TTGCAAAAGTATTTTTGTTAAATATATTGGGCATTCGTTATAACCTTATAACCTAATGATTATTTTGATATCTTCTGTAGCATCGTCAGATCTTGTTACCGCTGCTCTATTATCTATATAGAGAATTTGACCTGTAGCTGGATCTACATCTCTTGCGCTAAGTACATTCGCACTATCGATAGTAGCAGTACCGGATGCGTTTTGTTCGTTTATTACTTCACCATTTTGGAAACTTAAAAATCCTGTTGTTTCATTTTGGTGATAGAAGAGTGAGTTTGCATCTAATGTATCAATAACTGCTTTAGCACCAGATGTTTGACCAATAATTGTTTGGTCTCTTGTAAATGCTGCGTTAATACTTGAGATATTCATCATCTTCAAAGCATTACCTGTATTACCTGTGAATATAGTACCATTTGCTGAGTCTTTAATATTACGTACAAGCATAATTTGTCTAAAGTCATTATCTACAACCCAGTCAGAATCTTCGTCACCTGCTGGTTTTACATTAAACATAAGTGATGTACATTTTAGATCGTCTCGAGGATCAGCACCAAACCCATTTTTAAATGAAATGATAGGTTCTGCTGTAGCATTAGTACCGCCTCCACCTGTTATAGTAACCGATGCAAAGTCATATCCTGTACCAAAGACTTTTACACCACCCGATTCAGCCATTTCAATCTTAGAAACCGAACCACCGTCGATAAACGCTGTAGCTTTAGCACCCGTGCCATTACCTTGTATGTTAACAGTCGGAGCTGAAGTATATCCTGATCCTGTATTTGTCAATCTATATCCAACAATTGCACCAGGAGTAGCATTTTGTTGTACATTAAATTGTGTAGTATCATCAATAGATGATGATGAATCTATGCTATTCACTAATTTAACTGGTATAAAGTTAGATGCTTGGAATTTACTTTCGCGTAAAGCACCAATTGAATATAAAAACTTCCATGTGTATCCATCAGCAGTCATTATATGATCTGCCGTACCAGTAGGTTTGACTGTAGAAGTAACAGGCTGCCCCGCCGCATTTTTACCCTGTTCTAAACAGACATAAACATATTGTTCATCTGTATACACATAAAAAGGTTGTGCTGGAATTTGTGTAATATTGTCGTCCCATGCTGAATAAACTGAGCCTGATGACCAGTTGTATCTTTCAATACAAAAAGATCTATCAGTAATAATCTTTACTGATTGCATTGATAACTGTGCGTTTCTAATTTCACGAATGTTTTGAATAGGAGTGATAACTGTATCAGCTGAATCGTATGGTTCAGATTTACCAACCGCAACGTGATAACTCACTCCTGCGCTATCCACATCGTTGATTAGAGTATCAATGACCCGTCTTTTAAAATTATCTGTAACTATTGCTGGCATTTATCTATCCTATTGTTTTGATGCTAGGTGCCAATTTGCACCAGTCCATATCATAAATCCGGCTTGGTTTTGCGTAAATGTTGTATTTGTGCCGCCGGCAAAATTAGTTGGTTGTACAGTAACCGTACCTGTACCATTATTTACAAAGTATTTTAATTCACCAATAACTGTTCCATCAAGAACAAATGCTGTTAGAGGTGTAGATGAATTAAATATTGTTAATGGCATTTCTTGGTCTACGTTACCAGAAGCTGTCATTGTCGAACTATTTGCGGCAACTCTTGTATCTAGTAATACTGCACCAGTACCCTTAGCGCCTAATGCTAAGTTAATATTTGTATCTGCTCCATCTACATATATTGATGGCGCAAATCCTGATGCTTCTCCACCAAGTGATAAGAAATTTACAGAATTAGGAAAAGCTTCATATTTTGTGACCGTTGCACCATTAGTATCTAAAATCTGATTAATCTTTGGAAAGTTAATGGTTGCTGAATCTAATATTTTATTTTGCAATGTTTGCGCGTGTGTAGTCATAGCAAATGTATCACTATCACCTAAACTTGGCAAACGTACTTGTCTATTTGCAGTCAATGAACCTGGAATTATTTCGTAATTATGACTAGAGTCATCATCTTTAATCTTTGGATCTGTAAGTGCAGTTGCTGCTAATGTTTTATTCAAAAGTGTTTGAGCAGCCGTATCTAAGACAACTTGACCACTTGAATCTGGTATTGAAACAGTATTGTTTTGAGTAGGATCAACTACTTCTAATTTAGTTATAAATGAATTAACACTATTACCGTGAAAATGAATACCATCAGAATCAATAAACAAATATGGAGATACTTGATCGCTCTCGCCAAGAAATTGATATATCTCTTGAAAGTTTTGATTTATTTTTGTACCGGCATTACGTAATGAGTCACCTGTACCGTCGTTTGCGGTAGCGCCAGTATTAATTGTTTGTCTAGCCATGTTATCTCTCTTTAAAAGTTATCACTATTTATACTAGTTTTAGAAGAAGTCGTTACTAAAATTAAGAAGTAATTGGTTATCACTTGACATTTTAGGAAATGACGTGTCGCCAACTACACTATCTTCATCGAATGTTTGTGAACCAGCATTTGCACCTTCTGCCAGTGTGTCAAAGTTATTATCAAATTCTTGTAGTGTCATATTACCACCTTGAAAGTGTCCCAATTGTAAAGGAGCAAGTGTAAACGTTTGCTGTTGTGGCAAAATTTGTTGTACAATATGATTAGTTGCATTGAATGCGAATGTAGCAACGTCTGCAATACCGGCATATATTGGACCTGTAGAATCTGCAATTCCAGGAGGCATAATTAAATAATCTGGTTCTGCAATACCTACAATCTGAACTTCACCAGCAACATACATACCTGCCGGATGAACAAATAATTTATATATGTCTCTCCATGTGTCTATAGGTAATGTAGACTTAACAAGCAATGCATACTTTTGATAAAGTTTATCATCAGTTAAATATCTTTGTTCATCGGGTCCAATACGAGATGCTGAAATAGTAATTTCAGGTGCATAAGGCGTAATACCAGCATTATGGTTTTCTTTCTCTTTCTTTAAATCATGTACATTACCAACAATAAAAACATTTTCTTTTGTGTATTTTACATCCACGAATGAATTAAAGAATACTCTAAAGAATTGTTCGATACTATACTTTGTACCTTTTGATTTATATAACGTACTTGAATAGTCAGCGGCTTCTCTTTTATTCCTAAAGCCTTCGAAGTATTGTTGACCTAAAAGTAATTCGTCTTCTATAAAAGATAACAGGTCTATATCGACCTGTGTAATATCACGACTTAAAAATAATTCATCTATAAGTTTTGTTGGTGATACATCACTATCAGCATAATCATAATACGCATCTAAAAATTTTGTAAACTTAGGATACTCAGTCTGAAAAAATTCAGGTAACGCACTCGTTACGTGCTTTTTATCTTGTACCGATATCGGCCGACGATTAATATCGCGTAATGTTTTATCTAGTGACATATTAGCTCGTTGTGACTACGTTAGCTTGTACAAATGACGGACCGTCATCATATACAACAATTTGATTTTGACCTGGTGAAGAAAATGATTCATTAGCTGCAACTGCAGATATTTTAATAAAGTCGTTACCACCGATAATACTATCTACTAATAAACCATTAATTTTTACAAACCCAGTAGAAGGCTCATATTCTCCTACATTATCTACTAAAACAGTATTACCAGCTATTTCAAATAACTGTAATTTAGTACTATTAAGCTGATTTTTTAAAGTTACTTTTTTGCCCGCTGATTGGAACCCTGTAGATGTGATAATATGATTATCTGGATCAGGTTCTGCAATAGGTGATGCATACCTAAGATCAGCTGATTCAGTAGTGCCTAAAAATGGTACATATCTTTTTTGTACTTTTAATAAAGCTCGTGATGAAAGTACTGATGGATCTACTTCGTCTACTAACGCTAATAAGTTAGACCGCCTATATGACTGATCAAATAAACCTGTATTATTAGCAAAATAATTAATTGTAGCAGTTTCAACTCTATCTTGTATTTCTTGAACTGATGATGATGTAAACTTAGGATTGAATTGAAAGAAAACAGATGTTTCAAGAAATGTAGTATCAGGATCTTCAAACTTAATATCGAATGTAATGACCTGTAATTGTTGACCTAGAGCAATGATATCACCCTTTGTTTTATCTATTGTTGCTTGAGTCACATCATCTTTAAATACTATTGATAAGAAAACACATCCATATTCTTTACGAACTGCATCTTCACCACCATAAGCCTGAATATCTTTTATAAGATAACCAAAGTTACGTTTAACGAGCGTAGCATAGTCAGATGCTGTAACCATTCTGTTCTGTGATGCATATGAGAACGGTGCATTCTTACGAATAGAAGCCACTGTTTCAACATCAGATCCAGATACAGCTTTAGTCACAGTAGTTAAAGATAAATTAAAAGATGTATTTCCGCCAGCATTAGGTACTGAAATTTGGTTTACTGGAGTAAATGTTGTAGCTCCGTTTGCATCAGGACCATTGGTTGAAAGATATTCTACGACTATTTTATTACCAGCTGCAGGTGCCTTGCCTAAAGTAAATCCATCGCCAAAAGATAATTCATAAAATCCATTTGGCGTTTCTCTCAAAATATATAACTTAGATTGATCATCAATCGTATCAGCTTCTTTTAAATCTGTAAATGTAGCAAAGGTAGTAGTAGATAAGTCATCATATACACTAACAAATGCTGTTGTTGTATCGATATTTTTATCTGGTATCACATATACTGAATCAACTGAATTTTCACTAACGATAAAAGTCTTTGTTGTATTTGTACCTTCTTTAATAGTAATGGCTTCGCTACCTTTATCATCTTTAAAGATGTATAATCCATTACCGTTATCTTCTGCTGTAACAGAACCTATCGTTTCAAACGTATAAGCTATATTATCAAATGTAGTAGAAAATTTAGTACCTCGAGGCAATGTTAGAAACGTTGGTCTACCTGTAAGATTGCCTGTATTGACCGATAAATTTACTGTGGCTGTAGAAGCAGCCTTTGATGCCGGCATATAGCCAATAGCTTCGGCAAGTGAAACAACAGATGATCTCAGCTGAGCAGTTGTCAAATAAGATTCGTTTAATGCCATGTTTGCAATTAATGCATTATAATGTGTGTTGTATGCTAATACATCAAGCATAGCTGAAAGGCCTGAACCTTCGAAGTTATAATCATTAAAATCTGGATGATTTTGCAAAGAAGTTTTTAAAGTATTTTTAATATTTGCAAAATCTAGATCTGTTGAACTTATTGTTGTTACCATTACCTTAACCTCGACACAGTAGTTTCTAATTCTACTTCTTGTTCAGTTGACTTTATTCTAAATAATAATCTTACCTGTAATGAATTACGGTCAGGATTACTATTTACATCTATGTTTATTATTTTTGCTCTTGGTTCATATTGTTCTAATGCACTTTTTATTTGATCTTCTATATGAGTACCCATACCAGCATCTGCTAATTCAAATAACATACCTGTAATATTAGCACCATAGAATATTTCAAATGGCTTTTCATACCTATTAGTAGAAACTATATTTTTTACAGATTGTTTTACAGCATCAGCATCTGTTTTTTTGTATATGTCACCACTAGGCCTTCTTTCGAATAATAGATCTATATCCGAATATAGCTTATCTCTGCTCGTAAGAATCGAACTAGATAGATTGCCGTCTTCTATAGATAATATTCTTGCCATGTTAAACCTTTTTCATCTATTTATAACTTTAAACTGCGTCTTTTAATAAGAAAACTTCAACTAATGCATCAGTTGATTGCACGTTATTATTGTATAGTGTCTGAACTTGTCGTTTAAATTTTATATTAGTAAACTGTGTTATCTCAGGTATATCAACAATTATTTGTGCATTGAGTTCACCTGATGGATCATATGAATCATAATCTAATGTAAGATTATCAAAATAACCTACTTCTGCCCATGCTAACGCCAAAGCAAATGTTTTTTCTAAGTCTATTTGGCCCTTTTGATTTCTAAGCTCAAATACTATTGCTCTACCTTTATTTCTTAAATCAAGTATACCGCCATCTGAAAGCTTTTCTTCTTTCAATTTACCAGGTGGTCCGACACCATAAGTCTCAGGCGCGTAGTAACCTTCTACAACTTCTAAGGTATGAGTATCAAAGTCTGTAGGTGTATGATTACTATTAGCTATTGTCTTCATTAATTCAGATATTATAAAATAATTTTTTGCTATTTGTATTTTATCTGTAATAGGTAAAGCATTAAATTTACCATGATCATCTGCACCAATGAATTTACCTATCGATGTATCATGATTGATTATAGTATTTGTATTAACTGACCCAAGAATATTATTTTTAAACTTAAGCTCAGGCACAATATTAAATCTAACTTTACGTTCACCGGTTTTAAATTTTTGTACTTGTGCTATACCACGCAATTGGCCAAAAGGAGTTACGCCTCTTTGAGATTGTGCTGCACTAGTTACAGATACTTGACCATATTCTCCTGGCACTGTATTAGCATAATTAGCATTTAACACCCCAGATGCAACTTGATATGCTGTAAACTCTGCAAAGTCTCGGTTTGTTTGTTCTCTCATCTTAGATCTAACTTCTTCTGTAGAATAATCACGTACGAGAAGTTGATTCTTTAGATAGTTATCTACATCAATATGTATTCTACGTATACCACGATCTGATACAGTGAGATAAGAATTAGTCATTCCGGCCGTAGGATTCGCAGTTGCAGTATGAGTAATGCTACCAGATCCACTAGTGCCGCTTCCATCGACTAATAAATCGCCTACTGAATTAAATATGCTTATTCCAGCTCCGCCTAATCGATCTGCAGCATCTGCAGTACCTTTGAGATTACCATGGAATGAAGATCCGTAATGTACTGTAGTACCTCCACCGATTGTACCTTGATTACCAGCGACTGCGATATTGGTTGCCACAATATTAATATCAGGTGAAGACATATTGACCTGTTGTTCTGATGTGAATATACTTGGGCCTTTTGATACTATTTCTTGTGATCCTTGGGTTGCTACTACCAGATCCCCTTTTGTGACAAGAGTTTGCGTACCCAAAGTAAGGTTCGTAGTATTGCCTGCAATACTCTGTATAAAATTACCTGAAACCGAATTACCAGAATTTCCAAATACAGACGTCTTCGAATTATTGTCAATCTGTTCGGTTTTACTGCCTCGAGCATGGACGTTATAATCTCTACAATTGACATTAAAATCACCTGTTACATTTAAGTTTAAATTACCTTTGTATGTTAGGTTTGCTTCACCTTCTACAATGACTTCGTTACTACCATGACATACTTCTACTTTATTCTTCGTAGATACTACAAGTACTGTGCCGTCTGGTCTCACCTCAATACCAGCGCCTGTCTTATGTCTAAATAATATTCTTTCACCACCTGGCGTGTCATTCAATTCTATGACATGACCAGATGCAGTCTCTCGAATGTCGGCCATACCATACTGCGTAGCGGCTACTGGTTCTACTTCGAGATCTATATTCTTGACAGATCCACCTACTGATAACTGTTTACCACCTCCGCCACGTGCAGCTTCGTTTATAGATGACTGATTATGGTTTTTTGTGCGTGGATACTGGCCAGCAGGATCAGAGAAAGCATTAGTATTTACACCTTGTGTATCAGTAAATCCTTTACCTAATCTTAGTATGCGGTCCTGATAGTCGTCGTTTTCTGTACTCATGTCACTCTTTTTCTCGCTTTTTCTAATTGTGCTGATGACAATGCTGATCCAGGATTCTGACCATCTGCATATATGTTTTCTTTATTAAATTTA